TGGGAATGTATCTAAAGGGACCGTTCAAACAAAAGCTGATGTAGAAGAGAAAGTATCGGACTCAACTCCATACTAAATAATAGAGGGGCCCATTGGTCTTGGACGCTATGCGCGGCACGCGTTAGGAATAATTCTGGGTGAGACCTACCAGAAGCCCCTTTACAAAGAAGGAAGAAATGATAATGACTAAATTCAAATCAATATTTTTAGGATTAGAAATCGCTTATGGACAATATCAACCCGGTGAGCGAGGAGAGAACGGAAAACAAAAAGGCAAAGCTTTTATTGTACGTGGTACCGTCACAGATGAACTCTGGGATAAACACTTACGAGGAGAAGGACCAGCCTTGGGCATCATCCCTATTACGGAGAACAATGATTGTAGGTGGGGGTGTATTGATATTGACGAATATAACCTTGATCATATTGGCCTCATTAAAAACATTCGGAATAATAAACTCCCTTTAGTAGTTTGCCGTTCTAAATCAGGCGGCGCACACGTATTTTTATTTACTAAAGAAAACATTCCTGCATCACTGATGCAATCAAAATTAAGAGAGATGGCAATCATACTTGGGTATGAAGGGTCAGAAATTTTTCCAAAACAAACAGAGATACTTGTTGAGCGTGGGGACACAGGTAACTTTTTAAATTTACCCTACTACAATGAAATGAAAGGACTACGTTATGCTATCAACGATAATGGCACCGGTTGTACACTTGAGGAATTTTATAAGCTCTATGATGTTTACGCTCGGACTAAAGAAGAAATTGAAGCAATCAAAACAGAAGAGAAAAAAATAGAAGAAGCATTTCCTGGAGGACCACCTTGCTTAAATAAGTTGGCATCTACTGGTTTTGGTGAAGGCTCTAGGAACAATGCATTATTTAATGTAGCAGTTTATTATAAACAATCTCATCCAGATAGTTGGGAAGATGAAATTGTAAAAGCAAATATGAAATTTATGGAACCACCATTAAGTAACAGTGAGGTTCAACAACTAATTAAATCTGTAAATAGAAAAGGTTATGATAAGTATAGATGTAAAGATGCACCTATTAATGCGGTATGTCAATCAGGTTTATGTAGAACAAAAAGATTTGGTGTAGGATTTGGAGAAGAAGAGATGCCTGTACTTGGTAGTCTTACAAAGTATTCATCTAATCCACCACAATGGTTTTTAAGTGTAGACAAAAAAAGAATAGAATTAAAATCAGAACAACTTTACAGTCCAAATTTATTTGCACTAGCGTGTTTAGATCAAGCTAATTTAATTGTACCAATACCAAAACCAAAAGATTGGAAGCAGCATTTTTTAAAACCAATGATGCTAGGTTTGCAAGAAGTAGAACCACTAGAATCTTTAGATCCAGAGAATGAACTTACAGGATTGTTACAAGACTGGACAACTAACAGACAATCAGCAAGAACTTTAGATGATGTGTTTAACAAACTACCATACACAGACGAGAAAAAAGAATTTACTTATTTTAGAATGGAAGACTTCTATAACTTTTGTAAACGAAATCACTGGGAAATGGATAAGACTAAAACAGGTAATTTATTAAAAAGAATGAAGGATACTTTTATATGTGAAGAGCGCGTAAGAATTAAGAAACAACAACCAAGGCTAATTAAGATTAAAACAATGAAACAAACGGAAGCGTCTGTCTCTAAAACAACATACCAGGAGGAACATTTTTAATGAATACATATACTGAAATTTTTGGTTTATTAATCATAACAATATTTATGTTTGAATTAATATAATGAAAAAATTTAACTTAACTAAAAAACAATTAGAACTTTTTAATTTTATCAAAAAATATATTGATGAAAACAATATGGCACCTTCTTATGAAGAGATGAAAATAGGTACAGGAGTATCTAGTAAGTGTTTAATTTTTGTAAAAGTTAATCAATTACAAGAAAGAGGGTGGATAGAAAAACTGCCAGGAAAAAATAGGAGTATAATAATAAAAGAATGAAAACAATAATATTAGGACCACCAGGGACAGGCAAGACAACAACACTACTGAATCTGGTCGATGAGTTTATTCAGGACGGTATAAGACCAAAACAAATAGGGTATTTCTCATTTACTAAAAAAGCTGCAACGGAAGCAGCATCGAGGGCCGCGGAAAAGTTTGGCCTGGACATAGATAATGATTTAACTTACTTTAGAACTCTACACTCATACGCATTTAATCAATTGGGTATGACTCGAGAGAAGATGATGGGAAGTGAAGACTACAAAGAGTTTGGTGAAAAATGTGGGATACCTATTAAGGTTGCAAGATTCTCTGAAGGTGATGGTACATTTAATTCTGACAATGAATATCTTACAATAATAAATACTGCAGCAGTAAAGAGAATGGATCTGTTGGAGTATTATGATTCAAGAAAAAATATATTAGACATAGAACGAAACATTTTGTTTTTGTTATCAGAAGAACTCAAAAGATTTAAAAAAGAAAAAGGACTCAAAGACTTTAATGATCTGTTAGAAGATTTTATTGCAAAAGAAAAACACAATAAGTTTGAAGTATTATTTATAGATGAAGCACAAGACTTATCTTTGCTGCAGTGGGAAATGGTAAGAAAGATTTGGAGTCGTGCAGAGAAAACTTACATAGCAGGTGATGATGACCAAGCTATTTTTAAATGGGCCGGTGCAGATGTAGATCACTTTATAGCATTAAAAGAAGAAGTAGATGATATACAAACATTAGATCAATCTTATAGAATCCCTGGTGGACCTATACACGAACTATCACAAAAAATAATTAATCAAGTACAGAACAGATTTGATAAAGATTATAAACCTAGAGAAGAACACGGAGTCTTGAAAAGATATTCTGATATTACACAAGTAGATATGAGTGAGGGCAATTGGTTAGTGTTATCTTCTGCAAATCATTTTTTAGATTCTGTCAAAGAAGTATGTGAGCTGCGGGGTTGGTACTATCAATACAAAGGACGTAATTCTATACCACTTAAACTATTGTTAGCATTAAATAATTGGGAAGCTTGGCGTAAAAACGCATTGCTTAATCATCTTGAGATAAAAAATATATATGAATATCTAGGATCAAATGTATTAGAAGGATTTAGAAAAGGTAAAACACTGCACGCAGATAATAAATACAGTTTAGAAGATTGTCAAAAGGATCACGGTTTAATAGTCAACACAGTTTGGTACGAAGCATTTGAAGGATTAGATCCTATGACAGAGAATTACATTCGTAATATGAGGGCGAATGGTGAAACACTAAATAAAAATCCTCGTATAACAATGTCAACCATACACGGAGCGAAAGGAGGAGAAGCTGACAAAGTTTTATTGATGCAAGACATAACAAACGCGGCACTCGAAACATTTAGTTATGATCCAGATGAATTACATAGATTATTTTATACTGGAGCGACGAGAGCGAAGCGTGAATTACACGTCTTGGACCCAAGAGACTTTGACAGAGCTTATATATTATGAAAATACCAAAACAACATAAACAAAATACTAGAAAAGAGAGACAAATAATACAAGATGCGTTTATGAAAAGTCGTCATAGTTTTTTAGATGACTATGATAAACATCAGAAAATAATAGAAGATAATTTTCCTTTGTATGCAACAGATGAAACTCAAGTTCCTTGTTTATTAACAATGGATATTATTTATAATTCAAAAGGTCATATGACAGAGAAAGGATTTTTAGCTTATAAAGCTTTTGTTCAAGATGTATTGGATGGTTGGAAACCTCCTGTAAAATTTCAAGTTATTGAAGGAGGAAAAAATGACAAATAAAGAATTATTTAAAGGGACAACATACGATAGTTTAGAAAAGCAGGTAGGCGGGAAACATTACCGCTCGATGAAAATTCAGCCAGCACATTTTATAAATGAAAACAAGTTGCTTTTTGCAGAAGGCAACGCTATAAAGTATATCTGTAGACATCAATCTAAAGGAAAAGAAGAGGACGTGAAGAAGGCAATACACTATTTAGAAATGATATTGGAAAGGGACTATTCGTGAGAAGTACCCAGATCCCATTGTTTACTCCAGAAACGGAATGGGTAATGCCAGAAGAACTAAAAGATCTTCGAGGACATAAAGAAATAGCAATCGATTTAGAGACTAATGATCCTAATTTAAAAGAGCTAGGCTCTGGTAATGTCACTGGAAAAGGGCACATTGCAGGCATTGCGGTGGCCGTAGAGGGCTGGTCAGGGTATTTCCCTATCCACCACGAGTCTGGTGGTAATATGGACAAAAATCTAGTTTTAACTTGGCTCAAAGATATTTGTAGCCAGGTAGATACTACCTTTATATTTCACAATGCAATGTATGATATCTGTTGGTTAAGATCAGCAGGGGTAATAGTCAAAGGTAAAGTAGTTGACACTATGATAGCAGCGTCTTTGATTGATGAGAATAGATTGTCTTATCAATTAAATACACTAGCAAGATTTTATATAGGTATGGGTAAGGATGAAAGTATTCTTAATGCAGCAGCAAAAGAATATGGACTAGATCCTAAAAAAGATATGTGGAGATTGCCAGCGCTTTTTGTTGGACAGTACGCGGAACGTGATGCAGAGTCTACACTTAAACTTTGGAAAAGATTAGAGACAGAATTATATCAACAAGAGTTATGGGATGTATTTAACCTGGAGACAAAATTATTTCCTTGTTTAGTTGATATGAGATTCAAAGGTGTAAGAGTTGATCTTGACAAAGCAGCTAACATTAAAAAAAATCTTATGGATCGTGAGTTTAAAATTGTTAGTAAAATCAAAAGTTTAACAGGAGTTGATGTAGAAATACACGCAGCTCGAAGTATCGCAAAAGCTTTTGATAAATTAAAACTTCCGTATGACAGGACAGAAAAAAGTAAAGAACCAAGTTTTACAAAAAACTTTTTACAAAACCATCCACACGAATTACCAAAACTAATTGCTGATGCAAGAGAGATTAACAAAGCGCATACAACTTTTATAGATTCAATAACTAAACACGCAGTTGATGGTAGAATACACGCAGACATAAATCAAATTAGATCAGATGCAGGCGGAACTGTAACAGGTAGATTCTCTATGAGTAATCCAAACCTACAACAGATACCTGCAAGACATCCTGAACTTGGACCAATGATTAGATCTATTTTTATTCCAGAAGAAAATACTACGTGGGGATCTTTTGACTACTCACAACAAGAACCAAGAATTTTAGTACACTATGCAAAGTTACAAAACTTGTCTGGTGTTGATGAAATTGTAGATGCATACAATGCAGGTGATGCAGACTTCCACCAGGTTGTTGCAGATATGGCAGGCATTGAACGTAAGCAGGCCAAAACAATTAACTTGGGTTTGATGTATGGTATGGGTAAAAATAAATTAATGGCAGAGTTAGGTTTGATGAAAGAATCTGCAGAAAAATTAATAAAACAATATCACACAAAAGCACCATTCGTAAAACAATTGATGGATAATGTATCTCGTAAAGCAAATGATCGTGGTAAGATCAGAACTTTACTTGGTCGTGCGTGTCATTTTGATCTATGGCAGCCTACACAGTTTGGTATATTTAAACCATTGCCGTTAGAGCAAGCGCGAAAAGAATATGATGAACCACTTAAACGTGCATTTACATACAAAGCATTGAATAAATTAATACAAGGAAGTGCAGCAGATATGACTAAAAAAAGTATGGTAGCATTGTATGAAAATGGTATAATACCACACATACAAATTCACGATGAAGTGGATATCTCTGTTGAATCTCCAGAAAAAGCTGAAGAAATAATTAGCATAATGGAATCCGCAGTAGATTTAAAAGTTCCAAACAAAGTGGATTATGAACAAGGAGAAAATTGGGGCGATATTAAGTAATGGCTTTATTGAATGCTGATATCCCACCAATTTATTGTAAAGTACGAAAGGAGTATCTTTATGACTTTAAAAAACATCACGGAGAAAGTGAAGAGTGTGTTGTCTTCGGGCTGGCATCTATGGCAGGAGCTGCAACACTATTTCACATTATGTTACCAAATGGTGCGGTCTTTTTTAGATTGCCTATATCAGCGTTTTTTCAAAAAGAATTTGACAGAAACGCAGTGCCTGATATGCAAGTGGACACCCTTCAGCTGTGGAATAGCTTTAGTTATTATCCTAGTGTGCATCATTTTGGTTATCTAACATCCCAACGCGGTAAATATTTCGGAAAAGATAAAAAAGAATATTTTGGTGAATACCTTTTCACTATTGATTGGTGTCATCCGGAAAGTAATATTCTGGATACTGAACACAGTGAGATTCCTCACGAGCATAAGTGTGGACACGTTCTTGCTCTTGATAATGGGAATTATGCTATTCAGCCTAACAATCGTATCCTTTGGAATATTAGTAATTTTACCACTAGAAACGACATACCAGACTATAAGGTTCAAACTACGGAATGGAATGTTGAGAATCAAGGCTGGGTTACAGAAGATACGGACAAAATGTTCTACAAAATAGAGGACAAATAGTGTAAAATACTTGGCTATGAATATAGAGGTAGCCAGGAATGAATTATTATTTTACAGGAACTTTAATTATATTATTTGTTCTTATGGCTCTCTTTATGCAACCAGGGTACGTACCTAGATGAGCAAGCAACCTTTAAACATCGGAGAAGAAGCAAGAGTACAAATGCCAATGAAAACGGTAGCTAGTTTAATTCTACTCGTTGCAGCCGGAGTCTTTGCATACACGGAGTTGACGGCGAGGTTAGTTTCACTAGAGACATCACGTGAGTTGTTTGAAAATGATTTATTAAAAAAAAGTGAACAGGTCCCCACGGACCAGGAGCAACATTTTTTAATTGAGGATCTTTATAAGACTGTAGAGAAAATGGAAGAAACTCAAGAAATGAATATGACTAACAAAGTTAATATAGAATTTTTAAGAGAACAATTAGATAAAGCATTAAAAGATATAGAAGATTTAAAAGATAAGGTAAGAGCAAATGGTAACGGGGCGCATTAGTAGAAAAGTTTTAGATTATATTTATGAGATGAAAAGAACTTTCATCAATAAACGTTTACAAAAGGATTTAAGAAAAGAAGTTGAAACTGGCAAGAATGGTACACAAAAATACGTTGTAAAGCAAGGTGAAAACAAAGGTAAGATTTTATGACAGAGTTAATTATTGCCTTACTTATGATTGTCAACGGAGAGATCAAGGAACACAGAATACAAGAGTCTATGTCACAATGTTTAAAAGGTAAACGTGTCGCAATAAGAACAAATAAAAATAATAACATAAATTACACTTGTATCAAGTCGATGGCAGAACTTGAGACAAATATAGATGGATCTTTTTCAATTAAAAAGTTAATATTAGAATAATGAAAAAGTGTAATAAATGTAAAAAAGAATTCGAACCAAAAGACGAATTAGATATGTTTTGCAGCGATGACTGTAAACAAGAAGCACTAGCTGATCTTGACAATGACAGCGATGAGTGTTTAAGCTGTCAGTAATGCCTAAAAATATAAAATTCCAAGCAGAAATTGTGAATGGAAAATGTCCAACGTGTGATCAATTCACTACATTGGTAGGCATTGATAGAGATTTTTTTAGGTGTATGAGTTGTGGATCAGATTTAGAACAACACGTAAATGGTAAGATAACTTATCTACCAGTTATAACAACACCTAAAGGAGCAAAACCATTTGTAAAAGAATGGTTAGACGACGATGGCTAAAAAATTTAAAGATCACGTATCACACGAACCTATCTTTCATAAAACATCAATTGGACGTACTCCAAGTAAATGTAAAATGAATAAATCAAAGCGTCGTTCGTGGAAGAAGTATCGCGGCCAGGGGAAATAATGAAATTTTTATTAACGGTTTATATTTGCTCTGCAATGAGCGGAGAGTGCTACACCAACAAAGACTATCCAAAAGTATTTCCAGATCATCACGATTGTATAAGAGCAGGTCTATCTGAATCTTATGAAATTATATATGCTGAAGGTAATTTTACTAAAGAAGAAATAAATAATAATCAGTTGTATCCTAAATTTACTTGTATTCCTAAAAAAGATGAAGGCAAGGTAGTTACTTAAACTCTCTTTGGTGGGACTACCTTGGTAGGTCACCCACAAGCTTTCCCGAAGCGTCCAAGTTCTAATAATTAGAGATTGGTCGGTACTCACAACCACTTCCGGTGTCTTGAGCCAGTAGGCCCTAACCCTCCGGTCCTGTGCATTACACCCGCTTAAGCGTTGTTCTGCCACAAAGGTTAATCAAATTGCAATTTTGATTAATTGAGTATGAAATACTTATAGGATTTTCTGCTATGATTGTCAACCCTTAAAATAAAATTAATGTCTGCCCGTCCCAAGAAAGGGACGAACAAACAAAAGGTGTGAGAAGAGACTTTTCTTTTATCTTAAAAAAATAATACTTGCAAATTATTTATTTTAGGATAAATTCCCATATGTGAGAATAATCAAAACAAGAAAGGAAACAAATGGCTGATCCAGCTAAATACAAATCACTATCTGTACCCAAAGAAGACTGGGAACAATTAGGTGTACTTGCAACAAAAACTAATAGGACACGCTCTAAAATGATAGGTAGACTTATTAGATTTTTTTTAGATAATAAAGGTGGGAAATCAAATGGCAAAAGTAAAAGTAGCTAATCATAAATATATTTGCCCAAAGTGTAAGGGTAACGGTTATAACAAAGTGTATGATATGATCATACAATGTGACAAATGTAAATCGGAGGGTGAGCTGCCGATGGAAGAGCCTACATTAGAAGAGTTAGAGGCAATGACTCACAGTGCGAGGCTGCAGTGAAACGCAATCCTGTAGCCAAAGAACTTCGAACACCAAAATTTAAAAGTAAGAAAGTAGAATCTAAAAAAAAATATAACAGAAAAAAAGAAGTCGTTGGTTATTATTATGATGGTTACAATGACAAAACAGAAGTTTTATATAAGGACAAAAAATGATTCCGGAAACAGACAGAGCTTATATTGCAGGGTTGTTTGATGGTGAAGGTTCAATACACTTTAAGCGCGGACCGGAAAAGAAAAAGAAACACAAAGGTAAACCTGGGTACAGGTGGTCCAATAGTTTAAGATTAAGTATGGAGATTGCAATGACTGACCGCAGTGTATTAGTATGGCTGCACGAAACTTTAGGGGTAGGCACACTTACTGACAAGCCGCGTAAGGGTAAACGGGTTGATGGTACACCATATTTAAAACAATATAGATGGCGTTGTACATTCAGAGATGCATTTCAAGTTTGTTGTTTGATATGGCCCTGGTCACATACAAAGCTACCCAAGATACAACAAGTTATAGAACATTATTGTAATGATAAGATAATGGAAGACAAGGTAGTAAACCTTGAAGATTATAAAAGGATGATGAGTTTAGAATGAATTCGTTAAATATAATGGATCACGTAAAACATCGACGCGTGTTATTAGTTCGATGCAACATATATAGAAGAGGTAAAATATATGGATAAGAAAAAAATGACTAATTGTTTTGTAACTAAAAACTATAGTCAATTTAAAAAAACAAAAGGTAATAGACCTATAAGTCTTTCGCACGTAGCTAAAATAAAAAAAGCTATTGCACATAAAGATTTAAAGTTACCAATTCTTGTAACCAAAAATATGGATATAAGAGACGGTCATCACACATTCCAAGCTAGAAAAGATCTAGGTTTGGAAATCTACTACATTGTATTAGATTCTAATGATGCATTCGATATGGCATTGTTAAACTCTAATCGATCTGGTTGGAACTATAATGATTATTTAAATTTTTTCTGCACGTATCAGAGAAAAGATTATATGATCTTAAAGTCAAAAGTAAAACAATATGATATGCCCATACAAGAAGCGGTAGCCATATTTAATAATCAAGTCAGTTTAAAATCACACACGATGGATGATTTTAAAGAAGGTAGATTTAAAATACCTGCTAATGGTTTGATTGCTTTTGATAGAATAGCACACGAGATGCAATACATTAACAATGTATTAGATAACTCTAAAACTTTGAAGAGAGGTTTTATTAGAGCTTATCTTGTAGCTGACAAGTGTCCAAAATGGGACTTTGCTAGGTTTAAAGCTGCTATGAAATCTAAAGGCGCTAAATTGTTAGGAGCAATCTCAACTGAAGATTATATCTCACAATTTCAAGCTATCTTTAATACAGGTCTATCATCTGATAAAAAAATTAGATTATCTAGATTCTTTGAAGATAAAGAATATGAAAATAAAGAGGAGCATAGAGTACATTAATTAAAGGGCCTTCGGGCCCTTAATTACAATTATGAGTTGGAGAAATACACAACAAAGAATGATTGAAGAGTTAAATACGAAAATTTTTTTTGATGACCCTTGTCGTAAGATACACGAAGAGTATAGTTCGATGGATATAGAAAATACTAATTACATACAAGAGTTAAAGAATAGAGAACGATATGGACCACACGACTTTAATGGATCTTTAATTGAAAAAAAGAAATACGATTTTTTAGTGAACCAAGGTAAAATTTTAAATAAGATACCTGGGTATGTGTGTAGGTTTAATGATAATTCTTATTGGGCCTGGAATTTAAAAAAATTACCGGAGCCTATTTGGTATGAGAAGATGTTGCCGGATAATACTCACTTTGGTAATAATACTATGATACCGAAGATGATTGGTGATTTAACTTTGAAAGATGGAAAAAAATTAATATGAAAAAAAATAATAGTTATAGATACCCAAAGACTCAACGAGAGAAGATAGAAGGTAAACGACATTATGTGTTTGACACGGAGAAGTTACCATCGGTGACTACCATTTTAGACGCTACACAACCCGAGGAGAAAAAGAAATCACTAGCGGACTGGGCAGCGCGGATCGGGGAAGAAGCTGCAGAGAAGATTAAATCGGAGGCCGCGGTGCGTGGAACGGCGATGCACAAGATCCTTGAAAAGTATGTATTGGAAGAGGGCTATGTAGATCAAACCAATGTAGGTAAGCAAGCTCACAATATGGCAATACAAATTATACAAAATGGATTATCTGATGTTACAGAATATTACGGTACAGAATGCACATTGTACTACCCAGGACTCTACGCAGGCCAAACAGATTTAGTAGGCATACACAAAGGTGAGGATGCAATCATAGACTTCAAACAAAGTAACAAACCTAAAAGACCTGAATGGATAGGAGATTATAAGCTTCAGCTAGCAGCATATGCTATGGCTCATAATATTTTATTCAATACACAAATTAAAAAAGGTGTTGTGATGATGTGTACAAAAGATAATTACTATCAACAGTTTGTTATTGAGGGCGAAGAGTTTAAACAAAGTATGCACAACTTTTTAAGGAGGGTAGATGAGTATTATAAAAATAGATCAAAAACGACTGGATAATATAGCTAAAGCATATTGGAATACATCTGGAGAAATAAGAGAGATGTGGGGTCGTAAGTGGTATCAACTAATAAAAGAAATAGGAAGGAAACTAGATGAGTCTTCGAATGAGAGATCTTCAGCAGATACTAGACAAGTTCACTAACGGAAACAAAGGTACTGCAGTATCAGATTGTTTTATTTATATGGAAAACGATCAAGGTGGTCTTAATGAAATTGGTAAAATAGAATTGCAAGAAAGTACATTAATTGGTAAGCAGAATAGCTCTGCTGCCTGGCGTGTGGTGTTAAAAAAAGATAGAGCCACAACACAACTTCAATCTACAACTTTTAGACTATGATAGAATCCATAATGGATAAGGGCCTGTTGAGTGCCTCACGGGAGACTGCGGGGCACTTATGTATATAGAATTGGTTAAGTATCCTGACGTATTTTTAAGATCAAAGAGTAATATTGTGCCTTTTCCATTAGATGAGAAGACTGAAAGACTTATTAAATGGATGTATAAGGCTATGTATCAGCACCACGGCATAGGTTTAGCTGCGATACAGGTAGGATATCAGCTGCGTATGTTTGTTATGGACTGTTCACGCAGTCAAACTAATGAAAAAGTATTTATTAACCCAGAAATTTTAGAGAAATCTGATGAAACATTACGTGATAATGAGGGTTGTTTATCAGCTCCAGGAAAACAAGGTGATGTGCGTAGACACATTAGAATAGTTCTAAAGTATCAAAACGAAAAAGGAGAGGAGCAGAAGAAAACATTTTACGATCTAGAAGCAAGGTGCATCCAGCACGAGATGGACCATTTAGATGGTAAACTGTGCATAGATTATGAAAAAGGTAACTATAGTCGGGACAAACATAAGTCCCAAACAATGGTCGAATCTGATTTTAGAGCTAAATCTGATACGTAAGCAATGGAAACCGTACGCGGATCTTGAATTACAGGGACCAGGAGTAAGGAAAATCATCAATTATGGCACAAATGCGTCTAGTATTTCATTTGTGACGAAAATGGGGCTAAAAGATAGGTAGCTGTGCCACGTATAGTAGAATATTTGCCCCTATTATTTTTTTTTGTAATAAGAAAAAACCTCTGGCACACTTGGCACACCCCTGTTTTTGGCTTATTAGTGAGGAATACCAAGGGTTTTAGCTGTGCCACGACAAAAATTTACGGTGGCACACTT